ATGGAGTGATGTCAGTAATAAACTGAAAGAGCTAGAAAAGCAGTATGCTGATGACCAATACCAACGTGACCGAGCCGTAGCTTTCCCCTCATGGCAAGAACAATTAGACATGCAGTATTGGGATAAAGTAAACGGAACAAATAAGTGGCAGGAAGCAGTAGCCAAAGTTAAAGCAGATAATCCAAAACCTGAGTAAACATGGCTGAAACCAGAGCAAGATTTTTAGCAAATACTATCGGTGCAACATCAGCATCCAATGACTTTACTTTGCCTAATGGGGTGGGGACCAATAAGCAGGTTTTAGAGACTGATGGGGCAGGAGGAACAGCTTGGGTTACCTCTTTAACCGCACCATCAATTTCTAGTGTTACAGGCACATTAAATGTTTATGAAGACGGTGTTTCTGAAGACGGTGGGGTACTTACAATTAACGGAACGGATTTTGGGTCTAATGCATCAGCCGTATCCGTGCAAATTTCAGGCACTACAGGGTTTAGTACGGTTGCGGAAACTAGCACAATATCACTAGCTTCATCGGCTCAATTAACAGCAACCTTTACTGGTGCAGAAACCAATTATAACCACTCCAGTTTTGCAGCAGGGAGCACGATCTATGTCAAGGTGACAAAAAGCGGATTGCAGACCAGTACCTACGCAACACTCGGAACTGCAATGACAGGCGATCCTGCGTTTTCCACGACATCCACTACGGCATCCACTCACACAGGGACGTTAGCATCAACAAGTTTAGGCTCTTACGGAGGTCAGGTTGCAGGGGGTGGACAGGATTCTAACACAAAGCTGTTATTAAATTTTGACAGAACTGGTGGAACGGACATTGAGGATAGTAGCAATACTTCTGGCGAGGGCCACAAAATAACGGCAAACGGAAACGCAGTCATCAAAGCCAGCCCTTTTGCGGATGGGAAGTCTGCGATTTATTTTGATGGGGTGGATGGGACAAATGTAACAGTTAGTTCTTTTAGTGGTATTGGTTCTGGAGATTTTACATTTGAATTTTGGTTCAATTGTTCGGACGTAGATTCAGATACGCATAATTCCATGATCATGGATGGAAGAAACTCCAGTAATGCTGGTGGGTTTATTTTTCAAATAGAAAAAACTAATGGACAACTTTTTGTTTATGATGGAGTAAATGCTGGCTCTTATACCAATGGTCGGCCTATACCTCCATCGTCATCAACACAAATAACCGAAAACTCTTGGCATCATGTAGCACTTGTTCGATCCAGTGGGACACTTAAACTTTATATGGATGGTGTGGAAGCTGGGAGTGCTAGTAATTCCAGTGATTTCAGTAGTGACACGCTTACTTTTGGTAAATATCGTGGAGGAGATGGGTATAACTTCCCCGGCTACATTGATGAGGTAAGAGTAGTTGTTGGCACTGCCGTTTACACAGGTGATTTTACTCTCCCAACTAGCCGATTAAGTGCTACCCAAAGTGCAGGAACTAACATTAGTGCCATTACTGGGACGGCAACCAAATTACTGATTCATAGCAATGTAAATACTGAAATATCTGGGACTTCTAACAGTGGTTCTTCAATCACATCTTCTGCTTCAGGTGAACATGGTGGCGCATGGTCAAATGCAACTGCTGTAAATAGCAATGTTGCGACATCAGTGGGTGCATTTTACGCAGGTGTGCCTACAGTCAAACTTTACACAACAACTGCTGCATTAGTATGGACAACAAGAAAAGTTACTATTCCAAATTACTCATCTACAAAAAGATACTCTGTAAGCATAAAAATTGTTGCCAGTGATGAGACTCCAAATTTAGGTTTTTGGGTTGGTAATTCAACTGATGGAACTTTTACTACAGTTCAAACCTCTAATACTGATGCTATCCCAGATACAATTTATGAAAGTGCTAATGCTGATAGAACAGTAGGAGAGGTACTTTCAACAGGGGTTTTTACAGACAAAGGCGCAGATATTTACATAACCTTTTCTACTAACCAAAATAATGGCAAATATGTAGAAGTAGGCGATGTTTCGGTTAATGAGTGGAATGATGCTTCTAGTAGCAACCATACCTTAACCCCCACTAGCGTTGCACAATCTCTTTCACACGGAGGTATCGCCCCTGCTCTGGCTTGGCCTGCATCTAGGAAGTTAACTGGAAGTGCTGGAGTTTATTTTGATGGGAATGGGGATTACCTCCAAGTATTTAATTTTTCTGAAACATTAAGCAATTCTTGGTCATTTGAATTTTACTTCTACCTATCTGAAGTAGGAAGAAACAACGGACTTTTTTATATGACGGATGTTTCTGGAAGTAGTGGTTGGCTTAGATTAAGGGTAAGCACAGCTAATAAATTAGCTTTCTGGGCTGATGACAATGCTTCTCAATGGAATATTGCAAGCAACCAAGAGGGTAGTGCAGTTTTTTCAGCAAACACATGGTATCATCTTTTGTTTGTTCATGATACAGCCCCATCTACAAATACATACAAGATATTTATAGACGGAAGTACGTCAGCCGATATTTCAGTTTCTAGTAATACAAATATAGCAAATACTCCTGATGAACTAATGATTGGATACACTGAAGATTCTTCAGATTATCTAAAAGGCTATATTGATAGTTTTCGGTGGCATAGTAGCGCATTAACCGCAGGATCTACTGCAAAACCCACCAAAATCTACGGAGCCTACCGATCCCAAGACGTAGGCACGATCCAGCTTAACGCAACCGCAGGGACAGGTGGCGGTGCGCTAGATTATGCAGAACTTGCAGGAGGCACGGCACTCTCTACCTACGGCCTGTCACTCAACGAAAGCACTGGTGCAATTACAGGAACCCTCTCAGGGCTTGATGACAACTCAAACTCAGGTGGAGTTGTCCGTATCAGAGCAAGAGCCAACGCTGACGATAATCGAGTCACGACTCTGGGTGGTAGTAGCTTTACGGGGATTACGCAGAATGATGGTAAAGCCCCAGTTCTATTCAGCGCACGAAGATTCGCAGCTACTGGTACAGACAGAACTATAAATGGTTTCGGGTTCCAACCGGATCTCTGCTGGATCAAGGCCAGGGATAAAGCAACGAATCATTACATTCAAGATTCGGTACGAGGACCGCAAAATTTATTGCTTACAAATGACACTAATGCGGAATTTGTAAATGACCGAATAGATGGGTTTGTTTCAGACGGAGTAAGGCTCACAAACGACAATGAATTTAACGATGGTTCTGCTAGTTATAGTGCAATAGCTTGGGCATGGAAGGCTGGAACTTCATTTAACGTTACAACGTCAGGGTCAGGCTATAGCGGTCACGTCGGCAGTAAAAACACGGCAGGGGGTTTTAGTATTGTAAAGATAACTTGTGGTTCTGGTACTACTGACAATCAAACTGTTACCCACGGGCTTGATCAAGCTCCAGATTTTATAATCGGTAAAACATTAGGTCACACTTACAATTGGGATGTGTATCACAAGGATCTTTCAAGTAACAATAAACGCTTAAAACTAAACTCTAGTGATGGCGAATCTGATTATGCTTCAGGTGGTTGGAATGTTTCTGGTGCAAATTTTAATACTGGGGGTTCTGCTCATCATGGGGCTAGTACAAGCGTAATTTATTACTGTTTTCATGCCGTGCCAGGCGTGAGTGCGTTTGGGACGTATGAAGGAAATAGTAGTGGTTATCAATCCAATGGTGATGGGGGTGTTAGTAATTTAAGCTTTAAACCTAGATGGGTGATGGTCAAAGGAATAGATAATAACTCTAGGCAATGGGTAATTCACGATGCGTTTAGAGTGGCAAGTGACACAAAAACTTCAAACTTATATGCAAATTTAACTAATGGTGATGATACTGACTCTACTCATTCAATAGAATTTCATGGGCCATCTAATGGTGGCTTTAGATTTAATACAAATAGCACCTACCCCAGCATTAATGGTAACAATGAAACCTACATCTACGCAGCCTTCGCATGATGATTAAAATGGAATGAGCATGAAAACGATTAGCACGGCTGTGCTGATCGTGTTGTTTGGCGTTGGGGTGATGACGATAATCGTCGCTCTTACGGGATGCAGCACAACCCAGCCAGCCCACAAACCACACCCATATTCAGGTGACCACACCGTTGGTCAGATCCGAGGTTTTTTCTCTGTGTGTTTCCAGACACGCAAGGGAGTAGCCCCCTGGCTTCCAGACCCAATGCATATTCAGCATTGCGACTGTCTCGTTGATAAATCCAGAAAGAAATACAGTTCCCAGGATTATGACGGCCTAGACAAGGGAATACTGGCAGATTTTTTCCGGGACGCGTCTATTGAGTGTGACGCACAGTTAGGCTTGCCCTCAATAAACAATAATGAACCAGTAAAATCTGACCCAGCTTCAATATGAACCCCGCTGATGCACAGTATTACCATCATCCATCACCAAAATATGTACCCCCAGAGGCAGTTATGGAAATAGATACAATAGTATCATTAGTAGAAAGAATTGGACTCCCAGCTGTAATCATAGCTGCCGCTTTTTGGTATATCCGTTATTCGACTGATTTAGCAAAGCGTGAGCGGGACCAAATGTGGGAAAAAGACTCTGGCAACGATGAGCGTTTAATGCGTCTTGTTGAAACAACAACAGGTGTAATGCAGGAAATGAAGGCCGCATTACAGTCAAATACTGAAACCATGAAAGAACTTCTAACTGAATTTAGACTAACAGCAAAAAGATAATGGAAACAATAACTGAAAAAACAACTGTAAAAGGCAGTCCTGAAAAGAAGGAAACTGGGAGTGTAAATGAACGAGTTCAGTATTTAAGGTTCTGGGCTAGATCATTATTAAGTCTATGTGTGTTTGGTATCTATTTTTACATTATTTCACAACTTTTTATAACAGCAGATACTGAAATTTCGGACTCAAGTCGGAATTTGCTCCAAATTTTGGTGGGTGCCTTAACCGTTGTCGTATCTTCGATAAGTCAATACTGGTGGGCTTCTGCTGATGATTTAGTCCCCGATTCTATTAAAGATAAAAACAAAACTGAGGAGGAAAAGAAAGATGTTGGAAACATTACTACTTAACACAATAAAATCGTTGGTCATGGACAAAGCCCAGTCGCTTGCCTCTGACCATGTGGATGCAATGATCGATGCTAATTTTAATGCTGACCAAAGGGAGGCATTAGACAAAGTAGTTGATGCAATGCCTGACAATAGCTTCAAATCAGTGAGGGAACTATTTGGATAATAAGATAGACGAAAATCGTTATCCAATTTGCAAAAAATGCTGGGCTTGGCCCTGCAGTTGCGATGACAATATTCTGACGAGAAAGTGACCGATAAAAAAAGCGAGTACGAACTATATCATAGTTCAGAGCGCATGAAAAAAGAGCGGGCTATGCGTAATAGAAACCGCCGTAGGATGAAGAAAAAACATGGCTTTTTGGGCGACATGGAAGTGGACCATATTGATGGTAATCCACAGAACAATAGTAGTTCAAATTTACGTCTAATTAGTAGGCATAAGAATAGGGTTAAACAATGAAAATATCTGAACATTTTAACAAGCGTGAATTTGAAAAAAGTGGAACCGCATTACGATTGGGAATTGATAACACGATCAAAGATCCAGAACACTTACTCAATGTATCTTCACTTTGCGCCACAGTCATGGAACCAATACGAGAAAAGTGGGGTTCCATTTCTATATCCTCGGGGTACCGAGACAGTCGTGTTTCAGAAGCCATCGGATCATCTAAAAAATCATCTCATTGTTTCGCGATGGCGGCAGATTTTGAGGCATTTAAAAGTCCTGGGAACTTAGCTGTTTTTAATTGGATAGTAAATGAATCTGGGATCTCGTTCGACCAGGTTATTGCCGAATATTTTTCAATGCAGGAAGGCGTAGGCGACCCATTTGATGGATGGATCCATATATCAAACAAAAGAGACAAATCGCAAAACAGAATGGAAGTTTTAAAAGCCGTTAAAAATAATGGCAAAACAGCATATGAAAGGTTGAACTAATGGCACGGACACTAAAATGTGATGCTATCCAAGACCCAGATGGAAGCACACCGAATATATCACTAACAGACGCTGTTACTTCCTTTGGCACCCTTCCTGTTGATATTAATGACGGGAACATCGACGGGTGTACTATTAACACCAGCGACATCACTGTTGGTAATAGTAAGACCCTTAATGTCCAAGCGGGTACGCTGACTACTTCAGGCCCCCAAAAAGATGCAATCGTTGATGGTAGCACCGCTATATCAAGAAGCTCAAATGACCTTACCTTTGCCGGGGACATCCAGGTTAATGGGAATACGATAAAAGACTCTGGTGGGGGCAACACCATCCAAATGGATGGGAGTAACAATGTCACAGTTTTAGGCGATTTGACTGTAACTGGCAACGATATATCCACCGCCTCGACAATGAATTTTAAGCCTGGGGGCACATCAAAGATGGAACTTCAGACAGACGGTGACCTTGTAGTAACTGGTGATGTTACCGCATTTGGGACGTTGTCTGACGAAAGTATGAAGAAAAACATCAACGACCTAGAGGGTGATGCGATGGGCAAAATCAATCAACTCAGGGTGGTGAAATACGAATTTAAACCTGAATTTCAGGACCATGAAGTAAAAAAGGGAACCCAAATTGGTTTAATAGCCCAAGAAGTTGAAGCGGTTTTCCCAGAGTGTGTTAAAGCTAAAGATGACGGCACTTTAACGATACAGTACGAACAACTTTGTGCATTATTAATTAAAGGTTTACAAGAAATTTATACTCATGGCGTGCCGCAAGAAACTTCTTTTGATTGGGTCCGAAATGGGACTGTGATTGTGAAGGACTAAATGGCGTTTCCTAATTCAGGTGCAGTTTCATTAAACGCATTTGCAGATGAAGTAGGGGATTCGGATAACATTCACTCAATGAGTGAGTTTTATCGGAAATCCGCTGGCCCTGTTTATGATATAGGAGATAACTCTGATATCCCTACCTCTGGGGCAATTTCCTTTTCCCAACTTCGAGGTACTTCTGGAGTAGCATTTAGAAGCACAAGCCAAGGTGTACAAGATAATCCTGCTGGCGCAAACACTCTGGCAGCCTACTTTAATTCTGCAGACAGGACAAACAAAGTGTGTCACCTAACGGTGGACACAACCATTGGTGCAAATGTCAGCATAAGCACTGGCAACTTTGCCTCTGGCGATCCCCTCTATGTCGATATTAATTCTACTAATGGAGCTATCCACGGGACACCTGGAAATGCTGGCAACACTGGCACAGTAGACACAACCAATGGTGCGGCAAACAACCCTAATTCTGGCAACCAAGGTGGTCATGGATTAACGGTTGATGGGAATCAAACGGTTAAACTAAGCCCCGGCTCTGACACTAGAATTATTGGTGGAGGCGGAGGTGGAGGTGGAGCAGGAATTTATAATGTAGGTAATAAGGGCAATGGGGCAACTTGGCAGACTCCCAATAATGCTAATTATAATGCTATGTACGTCATCCCGCCATACTGGAATATAAATTCAAATATAAGTTTTAACATTGCAGGCCAAACTTTAAATTTTAATCCTTCCCCTGGTTTCATCCCTGGAAACGTAACCCAAGCGTTCAATAATGCTACAAACGGGAACCCTCCAGCAAACTTTGCTGACAACAGCGCAAGCCCACTTAGTACTAACCCAGGCAATGCAGGGAGTCCCGGTAGTGCGGGTAATGCGGGGAATAATGCTAATCAAGGTATAGCTCCAGCGGTTGGTAACACTGGGAGCCAAGGCCAGGGCGAAAGTAGAAATAACGCTAATTTTAGCCCTAATCCTTTTTCTACCTTCAGTCTTCCTTACATAAATTACAACCCGTTACAGCCCATTCCTACTTCAGGCTGGGCGATACTCGCTACTTCTGGAAACTGGAGAATGGGGGCACACTCCCATCCTGGGATATATTCAGGCCAAAAAGGTTCTATGGCCGTGTTTTATTATAATGCTAACGTGAACATACAGCACTGGCGTGTTTACCACAGTAATAGCAACCACTTCCAGTTTTCAGGCGGTAACGTCATAAATGGCAACACTGGCAACAAGTCACTGCAAGAAGCGGGAGGAGGTAGGGGTAATGCAATCCCAGCAGGAAGTGGAGGTGTAGTAGGACAAAGATATCCTGGCACCCCTGCAAACACACATTCAAACGTCAGCTTTGGCGATTTAGACCCAGGCACTAATCCATGATTTTTGAGGGGACTGCAATATCTGAAAAGATGTGTGCAGACTGGATTTCACATTTTGATGAGGCCCTTGACAAAGGGAGGGTCGGAGATAACCAACTTGATGAGTCTACCAGACGAAGCAATATAAGGTTTTTCAGTAGAAGACATGCTGCATACGACCACACTGTTTTTGCAGTCTTACAAACGATTCAAGACCTTACTTTTGATATTAATGCACAATTAGGGGTTGACCTTGATGAGGTCCTAAATTTCCAGTTTACAAAGTACGATGGTAACGATTTTCAAACTTATGACTGGCATAACGACACTGACATGTTCAGTGGTGAAATACGACCAAGAAAATTAAGTATAAGCATAGCGTTAAACACGCAGGGTCTTCATTACAAGGGTGGTGAGTTTGGAATAAAAGATGCGCTCACACATTCTTTTGAAGAAAAAGAATACCAGTTACAAGCAGGGCAATTTTTAGCATTTCCAAGTTTTTACTGGCACAAGGTTAACCCAGTACAAGAAGGGACTAGGTATTCAATTGTCAGTTGGTTCAGGGGGCCTAGATGGAAATAAATAACTTTATTGGCATCTATGAAAAAGAATTAGAAAAAAAAGTTTGCCAAAACTTAATTAAACATTTTGGGGACTTAAAGTCGATGCCTGGAGTAAGGGAAGATAGTGGAGAAAATAAAAACACACGACGAAAAGATGAGGCATGTTTCTTTGACGAAATTGCTTTAAAAAACAGGGGTTACCAAAACGCAGCAGAAGATGTTCAAAAACTTAACAACAGGCTGCAAAAATGTTTTGAGGAATACACCCTTAATTATGGTATTTCTGAAATGGGTAGAGTGTCATCAATGGTTGTTAAAATACACCACGTTAGAAAACATGAAGGTTACCACGCCTTCCACCCAGAAGTAGGTGGATTAGAAAGTTCAGACAGATGCTTAGTTTGGTTGTGTTATTTAAACGATGTCGAAGAGGGTGGGGAAACAGAATTTCTATACCAAGGTATTAAAGTAAAGCCAGAGACTGGCAAGTTTTTAATTTGGCCAGCCCAATGGACTCATACCCATAGGGGCAACCCAATTTACAAAGGCGAAAAATACTACGCAACTGGATGGTTTAATTTCATACAATGATTGAAACCCAGAACCAATTTGAGGGTGGCATCAACACCCGCCTGCCAGCCAACAGGATTGCACAGAACCAAGTAGTTTCTGCGTCCAATGTTGATTTCTCCCATGGAGATATTCGTGGTGAATTTGGGATGGTTGGCGGGAGTAATAGGGATTTTTACTATGAGTCTGGTAACACTTGGGTCGCAGAAGCTGGCGCACAAGGGACGACCACTATTTACGATTGGCCAGATAATACAGGAAACACTGCATGGGTTGCAGATACAAACAGTATTTATTCATTAACAAACACCAATACTGTACTTACAACTACAGCAGCAGATGTTAATTTTTTCACAGGCACAATCCCTGATGGTGAAACACTTGTAATTGGCAATAGTAATTCTTCAGATTTTACCGTTACGATCCATGATGTGACCCGTGGTATCCATGGTGCAAACAGCTACGTTGAATTCAACAACGATCTCTATATCTCAAGGTCACAGTTCACTGTAACTGGCACTTGGAGTAGTGGAGCAACCACAATCAATGTGGGTGCAGATTCCTATAAAATTCAGGTCGGTGATGTATTAACAGCAGCCAACTTAGTTACGGGTGTGGTGGTTGTGGATATCGACACAGCAGCAGACACTATCACGTTATCAGAAAACACTACTGGCACTGGCTCAGGTGCAACGATCACTGTTGACCCAATCATCTCGAAGTATGTAGACGGTGATATAACAACCTCGTTTCGAGTGGGCGCACAGTCCCCTATTCCCACCATTTCTTTCACACAGACAGCAGGAATAACCACAAATAGTGCCCGTGCAAACAGCCATAGTAACGGCTGGTTCTCTACACCAATTTTAATTCCGTTTCAATACGCACTTTCCTTTTATGACGAAACAGGCGTTGAGTCAAAAGTGAGTGAGTTTAGTTCATTACCATTTGGTACGACTAACTTTAGTGCTTCTTACTTAAATACACCCCAGTACATCAACATTACTAATGTAAGTAAGGCAAATGCGACAAGCACTAGGAATGGGAGGTATGCCCTATATAGGGTTGGCGGGACAAGTGCGATAACAAAAAGGTGTGCAAATCTGTATTTAGATACTGATTTAAGTGTGGCAACAACATTACAAACAACAAGTTCGTCTAATGATACTGTAAGGGTCACACTTACTGGCACACAGTCTACCCATAAATACGCTGTACGCTGGTTTTCTTACAACAGCCATAATTACAACTATTCCACAACAAACTATAGTGGTGCCATTTCTGGTATAACCGATTTTAAACAAGGTGGTCCGCTTACATTTGATTTAGTTAGAAACGCAGGCTCATCACATGAATTAGACATCCAGGTTGTGATGACCATCCCCGGAGAGACTGTATCAAGGGAGTACGTTTGCAGGACGTTGAACCACCATGGTGCCACAGTAACAGATGGCGGGTCAGGTCTGAACGATACGCATGATTTCATCGACTGGCTTACCCCAGCAGCCTTAGCTGACATACAACCGATTGAAGACGATAAAACACCTGTACGCACTCTCACATCACTTATAGAAAGTAACAACCTTTTCTTCGCAATAAAAAATAACAGGGTCCATTGTTCTTCGTATGGTAATCCTAACGAATGGCCTCAGTATGGTTATTTAGATTTTGACCAGCCTGTAACTGGATTGGGCAAACTTACAGGGGAGTTGGTTGTTTTTACAGAATACGGGATCTACAGGGTCTATGGCAGTGACCCGTTGAACCTACGAAAGGTTGAAATACCAACTGTAGAGGGTGTGCCATCAGGTTTAGAAAAATGTATCACCCGTTTTGCTGGTGGTGTGATGTTCGTTTCACACAATGGTATCTGTTATTACGATGGTGCGAACGTTAATGTCGTGACACAAAACCTTCTGGATTCTTTCGACCCGCCAAGCAGCACACTAGCTAATAATTCTGCCGGTGTGTACGACAATACTTATCATCTTTTAGGAACCAGTAGCACAGGGACTAAATTAGATTTTAAAACTGGTGCGCCTCGGATTACCAATACAACAATGAGTGCTAATCAATTGTATTATCGAGGAAAAGTTAACACTTTACATGGCTTTGATACTGTCAGTAGTAGTGTAACATTAGACTATTTAAATGCGTCTTCAGTTGCATCAAGACAAAACTATTCCATAAAAACTAGAGAGTTCGACGGTGGTGATATTAACGCTGAAAAAATGTTTTATTCCTTCAGCCTATCAGGCGTAAGTTTTACTGGTACCGCAAAGTTATTTGTCGATGGATCAGCTACCGACACGTTTACTGTAAGCAGTACAGAATCAGACTTTAACCGTTCGTTTTATGCGTCTTCTCCAAGAACAGGAAATGCCGCAAGTGTGGAAATTACTAATGGCACCGGACAGATTGAAAAAATTAGTATTACAAGTGATTTAAAAAATGCACTTAAAAAGATGCTTTTTGCAAGTGTAAACATTGTATATACAGGTACCCCCACAATAACAGTAGACGTTGATGGGACCAATAAAATTTCATCAACTACGCTATCGGCACCAACAGGAAATGCAGGAGAAGCTACAGTTTATTTTCCAGCCATGACAACTGGGATTGTGCCACATTTTAGAGAAACCGGTGATGAAGCTAATGGAAGAGTTGTTAGTTTCCAGTATTCAGCGAGTGAGGTGTAATGGCTCAAAAAATTCCGGAATACGACGGCTATCTAGATTTAACTGATCAAAGAACAAGGGAAGCATTTAAACAAGTTACTGAAAATTCAAGAACAATAATTGACAAAATAACCAGCCTAGAAAATGAAATTATCACAATTAAACAACGCCTAGATGCGTTGGAACCAAATTCCCACGCACACTGATGGCACGTTCAGTATTTCACGCAGTAAATTTAAGGTATGAAGGGCAACCTACCATAAGCGTTACTGTGGATGGTTCTGCAATTTTAACGAATCAGCAGTTGCCAAATCATACTATTTTAAAGCAAAGAAGGATTGAATTACCTGCTGGTGCGGTTGGCTACACTCCCCAGGTGCAAAGTACATTTAAAGATCCGCTAGGAATTGAGTTCGAAGGAGCACCTGAAAAAGCTTATGCAAACCAACAATTATTTCATTTTTTCGAGGTGCAGTTTTCTGGCACTGTAAAATTAGAAATTTATGCAGATGAAACCCGTAAAACAATTAATAACGGCTCAGATACAGACATAACATTAACAGCACGAGATAGCAGGAGACAGGACATCAGACGCGTGTATTTCCCATCTTTAACCTATGGCTGGGTTCCGCAGTTAAAACATCTTGTTGATTCATCGCAGGACGGACAGGTTCTAAGCAGTCAATTGCGGTCCTTGCCAGCTAGATTTTCGCGTGGTGAGAAACAACATTCGGAAATTCAAGTTACCTATCAAGGTGATGTCACTATCGATGTTGTTTTAGACGGAGAAACAATTGAAACATACCAATTAAATGCAGACCCATACGATGCTAATGCGTTTATTTCTTCCAAAGAATACCTGCCCTCTGGATCACGTGGACATGTCTTACAATGGATCCAAACAAGTGGTGATGGAGAAGTCGCTTTATTCGAGACCGACACCACTCTGACCGATATAGACCAACCCCAGCAGGAAATATAATGCACGCCAGAAAAAGAGAATACCCAGTTAAAATGAACGCCGAAGAAATTGCGGCGATGAATGAACTGAAAAACGACACTGGGTTTATTGCGTCTATGGCCAGAAAAGGGGCTAAAAAGCCATTTAAAATGGTCAAACATAAAGGCCAGATGGTTCCTTCTATGGCGCCATTTGAAAATGCGACTACTAATAAAAGGGCAGCAGAAGTTGAGCAAAAAAGAAGGTCTGATCAGGCTTACCGTGATGCGGTAGCAGCCCAGCAAGCTGGTGGTGGCGACGGTGGTAGTGGTGGTGGTGGTTCTAACGCTCCAATGATGAACAAAGAACAGGCCATGAAACAGTTTGGCCTGATGGAAAACGTTGACCTTGAAGCAATGAAAAAGACTGCTGCTGAGGATGCTTTAAAAACTGAACGAGAAAGTGCTCGTCAGGGTTTTGTAGATAAATTCGGAGGGTATGAAGGGGATTTAAGAAATATGCGTGGACGTGCGGATTTTAGTGATTTCCGCAACACGATGTCCGGTTACGGAACAGAAGCGGATAAATTAAGAACTGACGCGAAAACCCAATTTGGTAACTATCGGAGTCAGATCGATCAAATGGCTGATGACGGGGCAAACGTCCGCGGGTTAGCTGGTCAGGCAGGTACCGCTCGTCAAGGCTACGGAGGGCTTGGTACAGAACTGCAGGGGCTTAGAGGCCAAGTAGGTAGTCAGGTCGCCGGCACTCAGGGGCAAATGGATGCTTACCGTGGTGATGTTGGTTCAGCTAGGGGTGATGTTAAAGCAATCCAGGACCAAATGGGGCAGTTAGCATCGCAAGCCCAGGATCCAAACCAGTTAATGCGTAACAGAGGCCTTTTCGAAGGTCAATTGGAAACACAAAGAAAAGGTGCAGAAGAAGGGAATTTAGCAAACATTCGTCGTTCCATGGCTGCTTCTGGTGCAAGCCCACAGGAAATAGCTAGGGCCGTTTCGGAGGCACAGAAAGGGTCAGCACAAGCTGGACGTGAAGATGCGTTAAAAGCCTCACAAATGGCTCTTCAAAGTGGTCAGGGCATGCTTGCCCAGGCAGGCGGTTTTATGGGTAACCAGGCTAATCTAGCGTCTCAGAGGGCTGCTTTAACTGGCCAACAAGCCGGGATGGCTATGCAGGGTGGTCAAATGGGGCTTCAAGGAATAGGACAGCAGGCTGGTATGGCAGGACAACAGGCAGGACTGATCGGAGCCAACATTGGTGCCATGGGTCAACAGGCAGGGATGTACGGACAAGCTCAAGGCCTTGGTCTTCAACAAATTGGAGCCGGTGCGAACATGTATAATCAGGGGTTAGGAGCACAACAAAACCTGATGAATTTTGGCGCTGGTATGGCAGGGCAAGGTCAAGCATCACTTGGAAACGAAATAGGCATTCAGTCAGGCTTGACTGGTCAGATGGGCGATATGACTGGAGTTCAATTACAGGATACGGTCGCAAAACTTACTGCTGCACAACAAAAAGAACTAGCAGAAAAATCAGTTGCTGCAAACGCTTCTGCCGCAAGCGCTTCAAGCTCCGGGGGCGGAGGTGGCGGTCTACTCGGAATGTTAGGACTCTAGGAGAATTATGGAAGTAAACATCGACTACGGATTAGACACATTACAGTCTGGCTATAACCAATTAATCCAAGCTGAAGGCAAAAAGTCCCAGGCCGAAGCAGAAAAAAAGGCACGCGACGCAAAAGCCGCCAGGCAAAAAAGCAAAGGGCTTATTTCAACGGCAATAGGTGCGGGTGCAGTAGCTGCGTTTGGTCCAGCAGCACTCCCGTTTTTGTCCACTGGTAATAAACTTTTAATGGGGTCCGATGCTCAAGGTAGCGATGCCCAGGCACTTGCAGATGTAGCCGGACTTGCAGGTGGCATATCCAGCGCAGGGAAAGCGGCCGCATTAGGTAAAGCGGACAAACTGTTTAATACCAGGATGAAGCGGGCTTCAGAGTTTGCCAAAACGCTTCCTGCAGAACAGCGTGTAGGGTTTATGAATAAGCTCTATGACATGGCAGATAAATACGAAACTGAAAAAGGGAATTTTGATCCTGGTTTCTTTGAATCATTAGATCCTAACTTGCAGTTTAAACCGACTGCTCCGGTAGCTCAAAACCCAATGGAAATCGACCCTGAACTAGCCGGTAAATATGCTGATCTTCAAAGAAATAAGGAACTAGCAAACATATCAGCAAATCTGGATCCAACTACGGGCGATGCACGGGGTGAATCATTAGGCCCTAATTATCGATATCAGGGAGAACAAAGTTTTGATGCAAACCCAGCTGATAAAAATATGGGTATGCCGGCACCAGCGGACAACTCATTTGCTAAAGCCGCAGATGTTGAAATATCCCCCTATAAGGCTAACAAAAATGAACCTCTCCCGCCTGAAATGAGGGAAGTAAAAACTGCTTATGCACCAAACCCCTACCAGTCAGGAAATCCATTTGGAATAAGAAATCGCAAACTTAATTTTAGGGATTATCGAAATTACTAAATAACTTTAATGGCACTTTCCGAATTACAAAAAAGACAATTAGAAAACCAAGCTTTCGCTAAAATGGGTGGGCGTAAATACCTGAAAGCCGGTGTTGAATCTGCGGAAGAAGAAACCAATCGCAAACTTCAGCAGGCTTTAGCTATGTCTGAAGAGCAGCGCAAAAAAAGATCGGAGGAGGCCAGTAACGCTAGGGAATCAGTACCAGATGTTAAATCTTTGATGGAGGCTGAAGCCGCTGGGGATATTCTGCCTGATGTAATGCCTGGAGACAAAACTGCAGACATGAATATTCTTCCAAAAGCGGCACAATCTCAACGTGTAGATCCATACGCAAAACTGCGCACAAAACAGGGTTACATGTCGATGATTAATGCTATGGAGTCTGGCAATATTCCAGAACAAACAGATGATATGGGAAGAGCTGCTGCACAGGCAAATTTTGACGATACCGTTGATAAAGTTTTTACAGAAGACGCTATGAAAAAATACCCTGGTGTAGGGGATTTAGATGGCAAGACTTCTAGTGAAATCGCTCAAGATTTGATGTCAAGATATAACACTAAGATGTCACGAACTACACCGGGGGGAATGAATCTTCCTGAAAAATCTTCAGACGCGATGGCTAAAGAAATCATGTCAAGGGTTAACACCCGGCGTTCTGGGACAACAGGAGGTTTAGAAAATCTAGACACTCGTACTTCAGACGAAATCAAAAAAGGACTTTTGTCTGAATTGAATACAAGAGGTTCCAGAACCACTCCAGGCATGGAGAATTTAGATGAAACCCCGTCTGATTCTATTGCCCAAAATATAATGTCACGGGTCAATACCGATAGATCGCAAACTGTCCCTGGCATGGAAAACATGGATAGTCGATCTTCAGAAGAAATGGTTCGTGGACTGGAGGAAAATGTTGCTCAAAGACGGGTCGATGCTGCAAACATCGCTAGACAAGAAAAATTTGATTCTCAAAATAAAGCGGAACGGGAACGTTTATTTGCTGGGCTAGAAAAGAAAGAAAAAGCTCTGGCTAAAGAGGCGTCTGGTAAATACTACGTTGATCCTATTACCGGCTATGCAATCAATTTAGATAAACTGAAAAAGCATGCTAAACGGCAGGAAGTAATGGCGATTGCCAAGGAACTGCCAGCGGCAACTAAAGTAAAGTATTTAAGAAATGAGGGTATCTTAGATGACGAGGATATACCCAAGGACCAGAAGCTTACTTTGGAAAAAGAAAAGCTTAGGGTTGAGATCGCTAAAATAAAAGCGCAGACAAATGAAATTAAAAACAAAAACCCACAGGCGGAGGTGCTTGTGGATATGGCAGGGGAGGCATTTGAAATTGGCGCATACGATGCTGGTTTCCAGTTGTTACAAGATGCATACGGAGAGCCTTTACCACAGAATATTTCGAAAATATTTCAAAGTATAAAATCGAAAAGTTCTAAAAAAGGAGGGGCAGATGATATCGATTATGCTGGCCACTGGTTTGACCCTGTTAAAACCGGTATGCCTGGGAAAGATTATGCCAATCGTTTTTATAATACCGTCAGGGACGTTCGCCAGGAGCTGACTGCTATCCGCGAAAACCCGCTCGACGAAACTTCGGTTGGCAAGGCTGTTAATTTATTTGCAGCACATGGAATTAATTACCAGGAATTTATTGAACGAGTAAAACCAGGCTCGTTGGAATATCAGGATGCGTTTAAAAAAGTTGTAGAAAAAGAAGTAGATGCCCGTCTTGGTCGTCCAGGAATCTACAATGGAGTGTTTATTGGCCTAGCAGATGACATGGCCCAAGAAAATGCGGTACTACAGCGAGAACAAGCGATCATGGACGGGAAGCCTGTACCAGTTGAATCTCCAATCAAAGAAGGCGCTTTTAGAGTATCTGATGATGTCG